CTGAGAGCCTGCGCCAGCAGTCGGGCGTGTACCGGTCCGTAAATTTCAGAAACCTGCGCCTGATCGTCATCGCCAAAAACGCGCTCGCCGTTTTCATCCAGCAGAACGTCAATAAACAGAACGACGTCGGCCTCTTTATTGCGCAAAAATTTCTGTGATTCGGTCAGGATGGGTGGCTCTTCACCTTCCGGGATCTGAGGATTGACGATTTCACGGAACTTTACCCAGGCATCGCCGGAGGGTTCGCGCAGTGTGACCTGTGCTCCGTCCCATTCGGGCACCGTAACGCCCGGTTTTGTGCGGTACGCTTTTGATGCAGTAAGCGCCACGTTGCGTAGTGAATTCTGTGAAGTCCTTTGCGCCATTTCATTCTTCTCTTTTTACAGGATAGGGGATTAAAAAAGCGGCCGAAGCCGCTCAGGAACCAGATGCGGAAATGCGCTTAGGCTTACCGCGTACACGCAGCGAATAGGTTGCCCCAACAACGGATGAGGTTGCCGCAGACCACGAACTCTGGCGAACCTCCACCAGCACATAAAAACCGTTGCCCGAAGGGAACACCACACGCAGCGCGCGCAGCTCATCGTTTTCATATGCAGTCTGCAGCGCTTCCTGTGCTTCTTCTTCACCTACCCAGTTACGGGTGATACTCATTTCTGCCGGCGCGGCAAGTCCGTTGGTTTGCTCCTGTTCGGTTGAACACAGTGTGGTGACGTCGATATCACCCTTCTGGCCACCGGTAAAGGTGATCTCCTTCGTTGCACACGCCGCTTCCAGCCATGTAACGCCAGCTCCCGGGAAGGTGGAAGAAATAAAATCCGCGGCGGTTACAGGCGCGTCGGAGACGGCAACGGTCATCCCCTTTGTAACTTCATACTTACTGGTCATGATTTCTCCAGATTAAAAAAGCCGCCCTGAGGCGGCGGTATAAGTTTATTGCCAGATCTGAATTTCCAGGGTGGCCCGGTAAAGCCCGGTATCTGGCTCGTAGCCGTTGATCTCGTTTAGCCCGACAGGATGCAGATCGCCCAGAGCAGCTTTAACCTGATTACGCAGCTCCCGCGCGTCATCAATTGACGAGGCCCAGGCGTCAACCTGAACGGTGCTTGCTGTTTCTGCCTGTCCGCAAAAAACATCTTCGCTGACTGAACTCGGAAGCAGATAAATCACCCACGGTGCTACGGTACCCAGCGGCGCCACGTAAGGAAAAACGTTACCCTCTGCCAGGGCGCTGAGACGCTGATAAATATCGGCTTCGGTCATTTCGCCAGTACCTCATCAATGGCCTGGTTCATACGGGCCATGGCTACCCGTGTCGCCTCTTCCTGGCGGGTATCGAATGCCGGGCGAACGAAGGGGTGCGCAGGCATATTCGACGTACCGAGTTCCACGAAGCGCCAGTAAAAGGCATTGCGCGGGTCGGACGCCTTCATGCTGTTATCGCTGTTGTTGGTGCGCATATTACGACCACGAATATGGACGCCAGAGGAAATTTCACCCCGGCGGCGCCCTTTCTGGGTCACCACAACCACGTTTTTTTTCAGTTTCCCAGATCGTTCAGGGGCGCGATTTTTAACCTCTTCTTTCAGGACCTCGGCGCCGGCTCGGGTGGCATCGCGCAGAACCTTGTTATTTTCGGCTCTGCTGAGCGCCTCCAGATCCTTCGCGATATCGGCCAGACCTGAGAAATCAAGACTCGTTGAAATCACTGTTTCATCCCCTTCTCGCAAAGTAATTCGAGCCTGGTGCCGTTCTCTGCTGAGATAGCCGACTTAATGTCATATATCTCACCATCTCCGGTTGGCGGCAGATGAAGGGCACGCCATCCCGTGGTTACGGGAATGCCTGGATAACGACGCATCCAGATCCGGGTTGTGGTGCTGCTCAACTCTGCGCCGCCGTCCATCATCTCCCGGCCCGATACATCCGCGACTTCTGCCCGAACCGAAGCAACATCGACCCAGCCGGTTGCAGGCTGTCCGGACGGTAATCGCCCGGTTGCCGGTTTCTGAAGGGTTACCCTGTGCCGCAAACGTCCCGCTTTCATAGGCCATAAATCCGGTAAGGTTGAAGGAGTGCTTCAGTGGATAGAGCCAGTGCAGATGTCACATTCCCAACGTTTATAGCTTCGCGATTTGCGTACCAGTGACCAATCAGCATCAGCATAGCTATTTCGATATCCTCGCCATAAAGCAGTGCGTCCGAATCGGCCTGATAAAGCGGATCATCAGCTTTTTCATAAAGCCGACGGCGGGTCCATTTTTCAACGTAGCGTTCCGCAGCTTTTATGCCCGTATCGATCCAGGCGTCGTCTTCCGTGAAGTCCTGTTCGATATTGCAGTGATGCTTCACCTGCTCTTTAGTCAGCATGCGCGCCCCTTACTTACCTTTGCCTTTTCCTTTTGGATCGGGGTCTTTCTCCGGTCCCGGTTTTTTGGCGCCGGGTTCTGCGGCATAACCGCGTGCCACCAGCTCGCGACCATGCTGCTCCAGCGTCTCGAACTCGGTGCCTTCAGTAAGCACGCTGCCTTCAAAGTAAATGGGCTTGATAGCGATCAGCTTCATGGCTGTCTCCTTAAAGGAAAAGAAAAGCGGCCCGCAGGCCGCCGTTAAGGATTACGCACCGCCACCTGCAGCAGGCGCAGTGAAGGCTCCATAGATAAACGCTTCCGGCCGTTTCACCGCCAGCGCCAGACGCTCTTCGCAACGAATTGAGATCATGTTTTTCTCGAAGTCGTCGGCGTTCTCAGTGGAGATCACCACGTTGGCATCTTCACGGTCGAACAGCTGGGCCGCGGCGTTGAATGCTCCGGTCAGGAACTTGCCCTGGAATGCTGCGGCTTCGGTCGCCACCACCGGCAGGCCCCACAGGGTAGGCCCGGTCAGGGCCGCCGGGTTCGCCAGGATATAGCGGCCCAGCGTGTCCTTGGTGAGTTCAATTTTCGCCCAGTCGATAAAGTGCAGGACGTGGCCGGAAGCAGGGAAGCGCGCCAGCTGCGCCTGCAGCATTGCGAGGCGAAGATCATCGATGCCGTTCTGCTGCTCAACAGTAAAGGCAGCGTCATAAGCAGACGCCTGCGGGACGATGCCTTTCAGGTGCGCGCCGGTACCATCACCGAAGAGAATCTCCTGCTCTTCGACATATTTCAGGCCGTAACGCATTTCAGCGTCGATAGTGGACTGCAGCTGTGCAAAATCATCCAGGATCTGTTTGGACGCCTTGAACATGTGCGCGATGGTGGTCACCGGAGTGATCTGCGTGGCGAACTGAATATCACTGTACGGTTTGGCGGTACCTTCCGGCACAACTTTCGCCGCATTGGTGAATCCGGTCTGCTGCACCCAGAAGATGGCTGGCGCCGAGGTGCGGCCCGGAGCAATCAGATCCCGGATGAAGAGGCGCTGCTTCGGCGCGGTATCAATACCCGGCAGGCGCTGCGGCTCGACCACGCCGGGTGCCACGTCAGTGGAGATCAACGCAGCATTAACCGGAACGCTGACGCGCTTGCCGCCTTCAACGCTTGCCGCGAAAGCTTTTAGCGTTTCGCTGCTGATAACGGTCTGGCCGACGGTTTCGATAATTTTTGCAGCGCTGGCCAGTGGCATCTGAGCTACCTGCTGCTCAATTTCACCCACCGAAGATTTCAGCAACTTCAGCGCATCGTTCAGCGCATTGTGCTCAGTGGCAATTTTATCTACCGCCTCTTTGGTCTGCGCTGAAAGCTGTCCAGAGTTTTTAGCCTCCTTCAGCGCATCCTCGGCTTTCTGGCTGAACGTGCTGGAAACTTCTTCCAGCTTCGAGGAGACTTTTTTCAGTAATTCGTTAACTTCAGACATGGTCTTTCCTTATTGGCCGAACGCCGCCAGGGCGTCTTCAAGTTGTTTGATATTGTCAGGGTTGATTTCTTCGGTAGCGCCCGGCGTACCTTCAGGGATGGCAGCAGCGCCTGGCTTGCTGCCGGATAAAGCTTTAAGAAGTTTTCGACGCTCTGAGCGCGGCGTATCGGTTTTGGCCAGCAGCGCGTCAAGCTTGCGTAGCGCCGCCGCCGGACTGTCGTCGTCGTCGGCAATTTCATCAGCGGAAAGAAGGCTGTCAGCAAAGCCTTTCGCTACCGCGTCACTGCCGCCGATATAGGTTTCGCCATCCATCATCTTTCCGATAGTGTCGGCATCAAGACCGCTGCGCGCCTGATAGATATCGCTCATCGCGTTATCAAACGGCTCCATCTCAGCGGCGATCTGCGCCAGGTCGTGACGGTTGCCCATCGCGTAAACCCAGCAGTTGTGGATCATCAGGAATGCACCGCGCCCAATCTGCACGTCGTCACCGGCCATCGCGATGACCGACGCCGCCGACGCTGCCAGACCCAGCACCTTCACAGTGACCCTGCCTTCGTACTCGCGCAGCAGGTTATAAATCGCAAGGCCCTCGAACATGTCGCCGCCGGGGCTGTTGATGTTGACCGTTACGTCAGCGCCATTAAGGGAGCGAAGCGCCCCGGCAATGCGGCTGGCCGTCACCCCGTCGCCCCAGTAGTCCGCGCCGATCACGTCGAAGATAGAAATGCTGTTGTCACCGTCACGGGCGGCGCGGATGCCGCCGTTCCAGCGCTCCATTGCCGCCGCTGGCAGGTCAGGTTTTTCGCGCGCAAAAGGTCGCCCCTCCGGCGCCGCCGGAAGGCTTTTAATTGTCATGGATGCTCCTAAGCCGCTTGTTTCAGCGGGGACTGTTCGAAGGGGATGTCGGGGAATACGTGGTTATGAACCTGTCGCAGCGCGAAAGCCTGTGCTGCCTGACTGTTTTGTTTCAGGTCTTCAAGCGGCGTCAGGTTGAGCTGCACCGTATAAAGATCGCCGCCCTCAATCGGTGGCATGTTTTCCAGGCGGCGTACGTCGTTGCGGGACATCCAGCCGTTCTGCAGCGCACTGGTGTAGTAAGCAGCCCGGCCAGCGCTGTCGGCGCGCAGCAGGCCCTCAACTGAGAACTCAGCAAAGAGGTCCTCTTCGCCATTCAGCAGGCAACGGGAGATCTCCTGCTCGATATTCACCAGCAGCGGGCGCAGCGTGTGGGTCAGGAACTGGAGGTTCATTCCCTCGAGGCTCGACGCCCAGCTGCTTTGCTTCGAGGTATGCCCGACCATAAACGGCGGCACGCGGAACCAGCGGCAGATTTCCTCAATGCCAAAAGAGCGACTTTCCAGCATCTGCGCCGCTTCCGGGTTCATGGTGACGTTCTGATATTTCAGTCCGCCCTCAAGCACCATGATTTTCCCGGCGTTCCGGGAACTGGTGAACTTAGCCATGTACTGACGAAGCCGATCACGCTGATCATCATCCAGAGCCATATCAGCAGAGAGAAAGCCGGAACTCTGAAGCCCGTTTTCAAAAATTTTTGCTGCCGACTCTTCTACCGCCATCGCCGCGCCGATCACATCACGGCCCGCCATCATAGGCATCATGCCGCAGACACCATCCAGGCCGAACCCGCGAATATGCATCAGGTTTTTTTCGGGGATTACGCGCTTCTTACCGTCTTCGGTGTATGTGTACTCAAGCCTGCCCGTTTCCAGCCGCTTCACTACCATATTCTGGGGCAACAGGGGCACCAGTGATACCAGCTTGCTTCCGATAAAAAGCTTTTCAACGAAGGCGTTACCGCGCAGGCAAATACTGGCAACCATCATCAGCATGAAGCGCGACGGTGTCATTTCCAGATTCGGGCGGCGGCACAGCACCTGATAAACCGGATGGCTCTGTGCCAGCTTGCGGGATCCGTCAGCCTGCCGTTCGTAGATTTTCAACGGCAGCGTTGAAATCGACTCGCTCAGCAGCCGGACACAGGCCCAGACCGCTGAAAGCTGGATCGCCTTATCCGCTGTGACAACCTTGCCGCTGCTGCTTGTGCCGTACCACTCCTGCCAGAACGTTCCGGTAGTAAGACTGATGGGGACGCCCAGCCAGTTAAGCAGCGCGCTTTTCACCCTGCCGGGCTGTTTGTTCTCTTTCATCAGACACCTATCATAATTGGGTTATCAAAGAATCCGCTCAGGTCCTCGGTATCGTTGCCGCCATTCACCAGCATTCGGCTTTTAGCGGTAAAAAGTGCCACCGGTCCGTCGATTTTGTTTTCGGGTGTGGACTTGTTGGGGAAGATATTGTCGTTTTTGTCAGGTTTAACCGTAACGTTCGACATCATCCAGGTCATGACAGGGTTTTCGTCATGATGGAATTTGTTGCCATAAATCTCCGCCTGTACTGACTTCATTGATTCAGAAAGGTTTTTAACTGTCTGAGCCACTTCCACAAGCGGTAGTCCCTCTTCCGCCAGCGAAAGGCTGAACTGAACGGCACTCCAGGGATCGAAGGAAATCTCTTTGATGTTCTCGCCCTGAACCCACTTCACAATGTCTGCCTTAATCAGGGCATGATCGATAACATCACCATCGGTCAGCTCAAGGTGACCAGCGTCAGACCATTTTCTGTAAAGCTCGGCAATGTGTGCTGGCGCTGTTTCCAGGCGTCCTTCAGGAATCCAGAAGCGGGGCTGCATGTGCGTTTCACCTTTCGGATCGCGCCAGGCCTTTACCGCCGCGCAGATATCAATTTTGTTAGCGAGGTCAACGCCGACCCATAGTGGCCACGCTTTTCTCTCCTCTTCTGAGGCTATACCCGGCATTCTCGACCAGCGATCCATATCCATCCAGGCGCTTTCAGCTGTAACCCAGATGTTCAGGTGCTTGGTAAAGAAGTTCGGCCGCGCCGCGACCTGCTCTTTCGCCTTCTTGGCAAGGCGGCGCATATCATCCCAGCGCTTACAGATGCCCAGGCCAGGGTTAGCTTTCGGCCAGTTTGCTTCGTCAAAGGGATCATCACCCTCGTCCAGGGTGTAAATCAGGGCAAAGTAAGTATCGTCCTCCACTACGCCACGCAGCACTTTGATGGCGTAGTCGCGCTGCTCAAAGCAGATGCCTTCTTTGTTAGTGCCAGCTGTTGTGATGGCAAAAAGCAAAGACTGAAGACGGGCGCCGGTCGCTGTTTCCAGCACGTCCCATACATCACGGGTGCGGTGAGCATGTAGCTCATCGACTATTCCGCAGTGAATGTTCAGGCCGTCGAGGTTATTCGCATCGCTGGAGAGTGGTTCGAACTTTGAGGCCGAACGCTCCTGGTGAATGTTGAGCTTAACGTGACCAAAAAGACGCCCCAGCGTGCGGGGGGCTTTCTTGATC